CACGAATACACCCAACACTTAGCCACCAGATTCTTGATCAGTATTCAACCAAACAACAACAACAAGCAAGCAACATGTCCATGCCTAGTGATCAATCCCAGGAGACCAGAGCGCCCACCAGCGTAGGAAATGTCATCGCCGCCGATGTACAGACGGCCGTCAATGATAAACCTACTGCTGACATCAAGGGCACTGACGGAACTGGCATTGACGAGAAGACGGGACTGCCGATTGACAAGCGCGGCGAGATCCCGATGGTAGAGATCGAACGCACTGCTGAGAGTGTCGCGAAGATGATGGACCTGCTGAGGAGCGAGAAGTTCACTTCAGCTGCCGCTGATGCCAAGCTCATGCTGCAACAAGAGTTCCAGAACATGGTCGCATGCGCCAAGAATGCACCTCAGATGACAGTCAACGCAGGCAGGCTGTACTTGGGATGCAACTCGACGACTGCCATCATCGCGGGTGACTCCGCTGACGGTTATGACATCGAGTACTCAGGCAAGAGGATTGAAGGGCAGTGCGTTGTCGCACTTGAGCCACTCACTCTCTCACTGTCAGGCTCGACCTCTTCAGTGCAGGACGACTCAGACGCAGCGAAATTGTTTGCGCTGGCAGTGAGTCAGGTCTGGGGCGGAGCAAGCACAGTTGGCATTGTGGCTCCAATGTTGCAGACAGTGACGCAGGAGCAGACATTCAGACGACGAGTCGAGCGCGACAGCGGGTTTCAGCATCACGCTGCACTGAACGTGGTCGTGACTAGCATCATTGGCTGGCTGATCCACTTCGGCGACAGCGCTCAGAAGAAGACCATCGCCGGTTGGCTAGATGAGCCCACTGATTTCGCACTTAAGGGCATGATGACAGCCCACATCGCTAGCGGTATGGATTGGGCCGGCACCCAGATCTACACTGCGTCCGCGATGCAGACCACCACCGACCGCATTAGATGTGACTATGCGGGCAGACTACTTGTGAGAAGCACGGCACGAAAGCAGATGCTGCGGAGCGCGGGTGCAACAGACACGACTGAGACTGAAAATTCAGGTCGGTACCTCCTGGCGCTACCCAGGTGTGACGCAAGCGTTGCAGCCGCAGCACTGGCGCTGACATGGGGCAAGCCCAAGCTCGGCGGCGCGGGCCATTCGAGCCTGATGGCTGCGATGAGCGAAGCAGGCGTAGGCTACATCACAAACGTGAACGGTACCAGGGCAACACCAGCCGTGACCACTACCTTCGGGAGGGAGGACATGGTTTACCTCCTGGGTTTCGCTCTCCGCCACATGGCAGATGCAAAAGACCAAGTGGTTAGGAACGTACTTGCACAAGTCTCAGGTCTGTTCAGACCAGCAGCATGCTCAGCGCATGAGTGGATGAACGTTCACGGCGCCTTGATGGCAAAAGTATCTCGCCCAATGAACGAGCCGGCCTTCAGAGAAGTTTGGAACGTAGCTAACACAACATCTGATTTGCAGATGATCGACAGAGACAGACTAAACGGCGAGCACTTCCTGAGGCAGTTCGCTCAGCAAGTGACAGTCAATGCAACTGGCACAGCTATGGCCATCTACCAAGCAGTGCTTGCTGGACCCACTGGCATCACCGACGGCGACACAATTAGGCTGCAGGACGACCTGTACCATCATTTGTTCCAGTACGCATCGACGGCATATGCCGATGGCGTGCAGGTGATTCAAGCGAACACGCGCATGGCGAACAAGATGGCACCGCCAGTCAATGCACTCGCCGCTTGGGGCTTAGGAAGCTCGATGGACGCATTCACAGGCCCACACTGCGCGTACTACTTTAGTCTGGCAAATGCGGCTGATGGGTGCTTTTACGTGAAGGCAGATGGCAGAGCACTCGCAGTGTACACTGTGGACGTCAATCACACTTCTAGCGACACATATCTAGCCATGGCGCAGCTGGAACCGGGCACGGTGGCTACTGCTAAAGGTGCTGGCTCTACTATCACAACTAACGCTGAGGCAGCGGGAGTCGTTGACGGCAGTTTCGTGACTGAGCACCACTCGCAAGAATTCACAACAATCATGGCTGGATTCACAGGGCTGCAAGCTGAAGTTTATAATTGGCTGTTGTGGCACGCGGCGAAGATGGAAGACTCCACTCACTCGCACATCATGGGCCGTGAAAGTGTTCGTGACGTGGTGGCTTGGTTGAGTGGCAACGGCGCAGAAGCGCACAAGTTCAGGAGTAGCATCGGTCTAGGCGCCACCGCTGCAGCTGGGGCAGGGACCAGAAGGGCATGGAGACTACACATGTATGACGGTGCTATCTTTGACCACCGCATCACCGATACTGAGCGCCACCCGTACATGCGCAGATTGTACACACCAGCAGAAATGCGAGCTGCCGGCAACGACCTTTTTGTTGTCGACAGGGTCTGGAAAATTGTGATGGCGATGAGAGCGCAACTAATGCTTATCTCGGTACAGGAGAACGGTGGCCGGAATCCACACTCCAGACACTATTTCGGTGAGGCGGCTGCGATTGGCGTAGTGGGACATGGCTTTACAAATCTGTTCGCATACTGTGCAAGTACTGTGCACAGCGGCAAAGAGGCCAGATTGATCACACAGTGCACTGACACGCCAATGTACAAAAAGGAGGCCAAGGACTTAGTTCCACCTATGATGAAGGTAGCACAACTGAGCACGTTGTTGGCACATGGCGGCGCTTGGTGCAACGCCGTGAACATGGGTGGTAACTCAACTTCGATCGGGTTGAGTATCTTGGGCGATGGCACCATGCCACTACAGACGGTACCTTGGACCATCAACGAGATCACATATCTGTCAGAAGAAGGGACGAAGCACGGTATAGAGGCCATTATAGATACGAACGGGAGCGTGTCGGTTAAAGTGAAGATGACAATGCTCGAACCACGACAGAGATTCTGCTTATATGATGACAATAAGACGTCATCATACATCACGGCAAATGAAAGTAAGACCGCTACATACGTGACCCTGAAGATGAGTGGTTCAAAGAATGTCAACACGATCGCTGGACTGGTCGCCCACGACTACAAACTAGCAACCACGATCTTGGCTTCGACCTATGACAAGGGTAGGAAGACAGGTCTGACCCTGGAGGACCTACAGAAGGTGGGTGGTGTGACAGGCGGAGGCACAACAGGCGGATCAGGGCGCGGAAGCGGTTCTGGAGCTGGACGAGGAGGCAGAGGCAGAGGAGGAAGTAGCACAGGTGGGGCAGCAACAATTGGCGACTCAGATTAAGAATGGAAACACAAGCGGTGAGAAGCTCGATAAGCAGACACTGAAGCAGCACTAACAGGACAGAGACATGACGACTGGGCAGATAACGAACGATTAACGAATGACCACCACATAAGGCCGGCACCATAAGCAGGCACAGACACGAAGCCAGGACCGTAAGCAGGCGCAGACACTAATGAATGAGTGTGACTGACAACTAAAACTTAACGAAAACAAAGATGGAGACAGGTGAGTGGAGGAATGAAGGCAGAAGGCACGCAGAGAATACAGTAGGGGTAAGAGCAGGATCAACACATGAATGGGGAGTTGAAACCGCGTTAATACACAAAATACAAACAGAAGGAAAACTGGCCAAACCAAAACACCATATATCAGCGGAAACGCAATTCAATAGGTATGTACACCATTGACCATGAGAATATTCG